TCAGTTTGGTCATAGATGAATCACCCTTTCCTATGATTTGTCTTTATGATATATCATTCATGACGAAGTGTCAAGGTTCCAGAAGGAAAAAAAATTACTGGTTCGGGGGGTTGGCAAGACCAGTTCAGACAGGGGCAAAAAAAAATGCCTGCGATAGCAGGCAATCTATCAAGGCAAAAAAAAATTGCCGTCATTCGACGGCGGGCAAGTTTTCTTCGTAATAGTAAAGGAATTGGCTAGACAGTTCTTGTATCAGTTGGCCGATGTCTTCTTGATGAATGTCCACGTCTTCAGTCATTCCGATGATAGCCATTCCGAATGCTTCGACTGGTGACAGTCCATTTTGGATCATGTTTTGAATCATCGTCCAGTATTGTTTGATCATGTTAACCATTCCTTTCATTTAGATTTGTCTTTATGATATATCATTTTATCTATCCTGTCAAGGGTCTTAGGACGATTTTTTTTGGCAGGCAGGAGGGGGGGGTGGGGGGTTCAGACTGGCCGGGGGTTTCTTACATATATGCCCCACACAAACTGCAGCTCCGCGTGTAAGGCGCTTTAGTGCGCTAAAGTGAGGTCCTTGACAAGGTTCTGACTCTTATGCTATCATGTCCTTAAGCCACTCCATCCCTTTTTGGAAGTGGCTTATTTTGTTACGAGGAGGTGAGCCTAGTGGTAAGACCGAAGGGAAGCTACAACTACACGGAAGCGGAGCGCAAGGAGACGATGGTTCGTTTCCTGAAGGCTTACGCAAAGACTGGAGTCTTCACCAAGGCCTGTGATATGGCAATTGTGGCTCCGGGAACGGTCAGAAAATGGCTGGAAAAGTATCCCAAATTCAGTAAAAAATTTGAAGAAATGCGTGACCGTTTTGTGGACAGTCTGGAACTTGTTGCCATTGAACGGGCCAAGGAAAAGTCGGATTCCCTTTTGGCTCTGCTCCTCAAGGCGAACCGTCCTGAAAAGTACCGAGAGAACCACAAGATCGAAAGCGAAGTTCGTCATTCCCCTGTGCAACTCGTCTTTTCCCGTGATGAATGGGGTGACGATATGCCCAACTATGTGAACGGGGGTGAAAGCAATGCCTCGGAGTAAAAACGTTCTGAATTTCACGATTCAGCTCAACGGTCGGGCCATCCACAACAACATGTTCATGTTTCCTGTGGATGAAGACCCTGAACGCATCGGAAAGGTCATTCGTGCGGAGCTCTCTACCATCGAGTCCGTGCTGAGTGACCAGTTTGGGGTGGTGAGGAATGTCAAGCCGAAGAAGCCGAAACAAGACGAATGAGGCCATCTCTAGCAAGAGTCAGGGTCGTAAGGACGGTTTCGGTTCGTACAAGCCTCTTCCTCATCAGAAGGCGTTCCACCAGAACCCGGCCAAGTTCCGTGCTGTGGTCTCCGGTGTGGGTGGCGGTAAGACAACAATGGGTGTTCGTGAGGCTATTAAATTTTCACAGGCGTTTCCGGGGTCACTTGGCCTCATCGGACGGCTTGAGGCAACGTCTCTGCGCGACACGACACAGCGGCGCTTCTTCGAGATCTGCCCGCCACACCTTATTTATAAGTGGAAGGAGACGACAGGACACCTCCTGCTGTACACTCCTGTGCCGGGTGTATATTCAGAGATCCTGTTCAGGCGGCTTGACGAGCCGGGCCCTCTGGGTTCACTCGACCTTGACTGGTGGTGGATAGACGAGGCGACTGAGGCTGACGGCTCCGAGGTGCCTGAGGATACATTCCTCATGCTCATGGCCCGTCTCCGTGGGGTCGTTGGGCCACTCCGTGGATGGGTGACGAGTAACTCCGGGGGTAAAAACTGGATATGGAAATGGTTCTATGGGCCACAAAAACCCCCTGAGTTCTGGGGTATCACGGTAAAATCGGACGATAACCCCTATCTTCCGCCCGGTTACGTGGAGAATTTGCGTAAAAATAACCCTCCGGAGTGGGTTGAGCGCTTCCTCAATGCCTCATTTGAGGTGTTTGAAGGACAGATTTTTACAGAATTTGTTGATTCTCTTGACGGGAGACACGCCCAGACGGTTGAGGAAGCGTATAAAATTCACACTTTTGACGAAAATTCGGCCGAGATTCGCCATTATTTGGCATCTTTGCCACGCATTGAGGCTGGGTTTGACTTCGGTGTGGGTGCTCCCACGGCTGTTCCTGTGGCTAAAATCGGCCTTGCACCCGATGGTATGATCGACGTGTGGATCTATGACGAGTTTTACGGCGAAGAGGCTGACATCAGGGTGGTTGCATCGTGGATAAAAAGCCACGGTTTGTCCTATGTTTATGCCGACCCATCGACACAAAACCGTGGTCCCACGGGTGAATCGCCCATGATGCTGTATGCCAAAGAAGGTGTGAGCCTGATTCCGTCCCCTAATGACGTTAGCACTAAGATTGCGACTATTCATCAGTTCCTTTTGCGTTTCAGGCTTCACATCAGCTCCCGCTGTGTACACCTGAGATCACAGCTTCAGTCGTATAAATGGAAGCCACAGCCCAAAAGTGCATCGGCTGACTTCCGTGCAAAGCCTCTTAAACGTGACGACCATGCCATTGACGCTCTGGGCTATATGCTTATGAGCATTGGGCTTGGTGCTTTATCGTTCGACCCGCTTCGCCCCGGTGTTAATACATCCTCCAGAGGTTGGCGTCATCCCTCACTTGATGAGGACGAGGACGTTAACCGGGGAGATTACGTTACCTTGCGTGATTTTGAGATGATGGGGGGTGCATGGTAGTGGCTCGCGACAAGGTGGTATACTCCGGTGGGGTAGCCCGTATCGTTTCTGGGCCCAACAGGGGCAAGTATCTTCAGCCTGACGGTCGTATTACCAGCACCCCCACAGGCCGGACGAAGAGAGGGATGAAGAAAAAATGATGGACACTATTCTGATCGCCTCCATCGTCTGGGTTGTATTCTTGGCAAGCAACATTGTCGTCGGTTTCTGTATGTATCGGCTTGGTCTTCATGGAAAAATCAGAGCTTATTTGGACAATACCCCTGTGGATGAAAGCCCTACGGACAGGGTTGTTGAAAGTCTGGCAGGAAGGTATATTCCGGGCTCTGAGTTTAATCCATTTGAGACTCAGCCTCCGCCACGATACCAGCCTGAAAACTTCATGCCTGACCCTGTGATTCCCGGAGTAGAAGGAGGTGAAAACAATGGCGACGGCAGAGGTTGAGAACAAAAGGGCAATTGACCACCCCAACAGCGAGAAAGACTGGATCACCAATCAGATGATCGACGAGCATTTTAAAGCCGCATACCTTGGTGTCCAGAGTCTCGGGCTTCACCGAGCATGGGCTACCTATGACGATTACTGGAGAAGCAAGCAGAACGAGCCGGAGACACCTGATGATCCCGGCTCTGTGACCAACGTTATTCATCCTGTAATTGAGTCTCAGGTGGCCGACTTGGTGGACAGCCCGATGGATTTTCTCGTTAAAGGTAGAGAGCCCTCGGATCAAGCCCATGCTTCTTACGTTAAGTTCATCCTCCAGTGGATTTTAGATCAGAATAACATCACGGCCAAACGCGACCAGTTTGAGCGCCACCGCCTGAAATATGGGACTGGTATTTGGAAAGTCTATTTCGATCCCTTAGGCAATAAGGGTAGAGGTAAAGTTTGCATCGACGTGGTGGGTCCCGAAAAATTTTACCCGGATCCCAAAATTACCAGCCCATACAAGATTCAGGATGCCGACTTCATCTGTCAGGTCTCCGATGTGTCAATTAACTGGCTCATTCGGAGATTCGGTGAGCGTGCTAGATATGTTCGTCCACGGACGAGAACCAGATATGAAACCAATCTGTATCCGGGCGAAAATATCAAGGATGCCATTGGCATTCTTAATAATAGCACGACACTGATTGAATACTGGACTCGGGATGAAGAAGGCAAGCTCAGGGTTGTTTATAAGGCTGATGATGTTATCCTGTGGGATAGCAGTTGGGATCCTGATAAGAAGGAAGGAAAGGGCTCCAAATATTATCATAATCCCGGAGAAAGTTTTTATAAACATGGTAAATACCCGTTTGTTGTGGTGCCCTGTTACCTTCGTGAAGGTCAGATTTGGGGCATGGGTGATGTTGAGCTCCTGAAGCCCACGCAAGACTTGATTAATGATCTCGATGACCAACTCCGTATGAATGCTCGACTCATGGGTAATATTCAGATCGTTGTCGGTCTGGCATCGGGCATTAATCCAGCCAAGTGGACAAACAAGGTTGGGCTTCGTATTCCTGCCCGTGACCCGAATGCGTGGAAGATTGTTCAGCCTGTACCTATCCCTGGGTATATTCAAGATCGCCGGGAGTTGGGTAAGGTTGAAGCTGAAATTATTTCTGGTCGTCCTGATGTTGTGGAAGGACGAAGACCTGCGGGGCTGAGGGCTGCATCGGCAATCATTGCGCTTCAGGAAGCTGGTAACAGACGGGCAAACCATAAAAGATTGATGACTGAAATCGGATTCTCGGAAGTGTTGGAACTTGCTTTTGAACACTTCAAGGAGCACTTTACCCACGAGATGGCCATTCGCATTGGCGGTAAAGATGCGGAAGGCGATGATTCATTTATCTGGGTACGAGGCTCGATGTTTTACGAGATTCCGAAATTGGTTCCCGACCGTCTGTCACAGCCAAGACCTGACGGAACATACCCCCTTAAGAAGCTGGAGAAGGTGGACGAAGAAGGTAATACGATTCCTAATGAATATGAAACCAAAGAAGCTGAGTTCGACTTCTCCGTGTCCGTCGGCTCTGGCTTGCCGAGGAATAAGGCGTTCCTGTATCAAGCGGCTATTGAGCTTCACAGGGAGCGGATTATGACGACGGAAGAAACCCGGATGTTCCTCAAGGAAATGATCGACTGGCCGTTACTTAGTCCGTTCCAAATCCAAGGCATGTTCAGTTATATGCGTGAAGCCATGTGGAAAGCCCAGCAGGAACAGATGCAACAACAGATGGCCCAGGGGCAACCGACGCCACCTCAAACAGGTACTCCTAATGGGATGGATCCCAATTTGGTCAGTCAACTGGCACAGGTACTTGGGGGTAGATGACCATGAGGGTGAGATACCAATCTCTTTATGAGTATGCCACCCGTCATAAAAAGAATCCATACGTGAGGATGGAAGGTGTAGCCCATCGTGTTATGGATTTAGATGTCTGCCCTAAATGTGATTCCCTGACCTTGGGGGACACACGGAAGGATGACCCTGTGAGAAAATACCGAACATGTCCTGTCTGTGGTTGGCATGGACCCGGGGGCAGAACACTCCGTGACGTACTCCGGGATCATGTCATCGAAAAAGACGGAGTACTTTATTTGAGGTGAATCACATGCCGCTCAAAAAGGGTCGATCACAAAAGGTTATCAGTGAAAATATCCGAAAACTCAGGAAAGAGGGTTACCCGCAAGATCAGGCAGTAGCAATCGCCCTGCGAAAAGCGGGTAAATCCAGAAAGAAATAATCTAATCCGTCTAAAACCCCTGACGGATATTTGAGGGTTGACACGCCGGAATTAGACGGTGTTATCCCTGTGGTGGGGTTACCAACCTGACACGCCGGAAAGACGGTGTAATCACGTACGCCGAACGTTAGCAGGCAAGGAGGAATCAGTATGTTGTGGAAGCGTTTCATGATCCCGATGATGAATCAAGACGGGGGCATAGCGGGAGGTGATGCTGAACAGGGTCAAGCCGATCTCGAGGCTGATGTTGATGCCCAACCGACTGAAGAAAGCGACCAAACTATTGATGCCTTGGAGGGTGAAAACAAGGTAACTTTCACCCCGGAGCAAAAGGCCGTCATCGCCAAGATGATTAGCAGTCGGTTGAATGAGGTCAAGAAGCAGTACGAGGGTACTGAAGCCTACAAAGAAGTTGTTGAAATGATTGGAGACATCATTGGCTACAAGGATATCAACCTCATCAGCCAACATCTCAAGACCCTGCACGCACAGCATCAGGCTCGTCAGATGGGCATGACCCCGCAAGGATACCAGATGTACCAAGCCCAACAGCAACAGATGGAGCAACAAGTTAAGCAAACCAAAAGAACCTTGATCGAGCAACAATTTGAGCAAATGAAGGCGAACCCGAAGTATTCGGATGCCGACCTTTATAAGGATCAAATTGTGGATCTAGCTCTTAATTCAGGCTTGTCCGTTCAGCAAGCATACTGGGCTGTAGCCGGTGAACATGCAGCTCAGAGGCTTTCGGCTTCCGCAGCCGCTGATGCGGAACATCGTACACTCAACAGCATTGCCAATGCACGTACCAAGCAAGTCCAAGGCGGTGATTCTGGCGCTCAAAAGAGCGGACCTCAAGTTACTCCGGAAATCAAGGCTGCCGCCGAAAAGGTCGGCATGGACCCTGTGGAGTACATGCAGTATATGAATATCATCACCTTGGATCAAGCAAGAGCACTTCGTTCAAAATAAAGGAGGTTTAATGGAAGATGGCGGAGTTCATCTATGCCTACGACCTTGACGGTGGAGAACGCCGTACCAAGGTCTTCAAGTCTGCCGGGGCTCTGGAAAGCGGAGTACCTGTGGTGCTCTCGTCCGGAGCTATCGCTGAAGCCGCATCTGGAGCAACTTCCGGTGTGGTAGGTGTTACTGCTTACGGGGCTTCTGCGGCTGGGGAAGAAGTCGAGGTCATCACCAACCGTGGTGCTGTCTTCAAGGTTGAGTATGAAGGCACGACGAAAACATTTTTGACGGAGGATGACCTCGGGGCCAAGTTCGGATACAACCCGACGACCAACAAACTGAACCTCGACGATACCACGGATGGCTGGCTGATTGTTGTGGCTTTTGACAACAACGGCAAGTATGCCTGGGTGCGAATCGCAGATAACGTTCGCGGAATCTAATTTTAACAGAAGGAGGTCAATGTTAAATGGCAATTTCGTCCATGAATTTTCAGGCTCTGCTTGAGCCTCGCCTGCGTAAGGTATTCTTCTCTGCTTATGATGAAAAGAAGGAAGAATACCGTGAAGTTTTCCATGTGGCTGATTCCAAAAAAGCCAAAGAAACCGATCAACATGTGACTGGTCTGGGTATCTGGGAAGAGAAATCCGAATCCGGACCGATCTCGTATGCTGAAATTGGCATGGGTGATGAAGTCACCTACGTGCATAAGGAGTATGCTAAGGGCATTCAAGTGCCTCGTCGTCTGGTGGACGATGAGATGTACGATGTCATTGACAAACTTCCTCGGGAACTGGCACGCGGTGGCCGCGCCTTGGTCGAGATTACGGCCGCCAACGTTCTGAACGAAGGGTTCACCAAGGACGGCTATGATGGTGTGCCGTTGTTCTCTGATGCTCACCCGTTGAAGGGGAAAGACAAAAAAGACCCGGCTAAAGTGGGTGACAACTATCTTGATCTGGAGCTTGACGGTCAAGGAAAAGCCCTTGAAGAGGCTATCAAGCTCCTGCAAGCGCAGGTTGACGACAACGGCCTGAAGATTCAGGCCAAGGCTGATACGCTGATCGTTCCGACGGATTTGGAGTTCACCGCACTTCGTCTGTTGAACTCCACGCTTCAAGCTGGCACGCCGAACAATGATGTAAACGTGTTGAAGGGTAAGTTGAAGCCTGTGGTTCTCAGCTATCTGGAGAATCCGAAGGCATTCTTCGTTGCCGATAGCACGTTGCATCAACTGTGGTTCTTCTGGCGGGTTAAGCCGGAGTTCAAGGGCGAGGAAAACTTTGACACGATGGTTGCGAAGTATCGCGGATACCTGCGCTTTTCGGTCGGTTATTCCGACTGGAGAGGGATCGTCGGGTCCGAGGGAACGGTTAGCCCGTAATTTTTCGGAAGAGGGGCTCCCGAAAAGGGAGCCTCCTTTTTTAGTATAAGGGGGTGAATCAGGTGGAGACATGGGAAGATGTGATTGAAGTAGCAGATACCATGCTTAGAAACAGTTTTGCCGCAGAAATCAAGACCAAGTGGTTGTCATCCGCTTTGGCTCAAGTCTTTCAACTGAAGTTCAACCGTGATGTCACGTATTCCTTTTTCAATGTTACAATCGGAACCAAGGAATATGCCCTGCCCACTGACTGTGAACCTGATGACATTGTTTTGATTCAAATTGAAAGTGGGGCAGGTAGTCAGGACTTTGAAGATTATGAATATCGGGAAGTCCATGAATCAGGAAATGATAAAACCTACACGATCTTGAATAGTAAGCTCCAGTTTGATGCGGACTTTACCGAAGATAAACAAGGTTTGATCTTTTATGTAGGCACTCCCAAAATCAACAACCTTGCCGACCCGGTTCCTCTGCCGTTTGCTTACCGTGAGCTTATGGTATTTGCCCTGTGTGAAAGGATGGCGGCGGCAAGAGGCGATGCGGATCGCAAGAATAACTTTAAGGCTGATTTTGACCAACTGTTGAGCGACTACCTGATGCACCAAATGGGTAATGCTCCGGAGTATTATACTCCTAGGGATGAACTACCCAGAAGAAAAAGGTGATGTCAATGGGTGGCTTTTGGGTAAGACCTAGGGCTAGCAGGCAGACCAAGATAATCACCTTTGATGGTGGACATAACGTTGGTGCTCCGCCTGTTAGCATTGGTGATAACCAATCTTCCGATGAATCAGGTTGGGGTCTTGATGACCACTTTCCCGCCCTTCACACCCGTAAGGGTCGTGTATCTCATGGAGCCAGCGGTAATGCTACTCCTAGGCTTCTGACCGGATTTGGGGGTCAGTATTTGGTAAGGGCTGTTGGTGGTACACTTCAGTATTACAATGGCTCTAACTGGGTAAACATTGCTACAGGTCTGGCAGATAGTGACTGGTCAGCCGTGAACTTTGAGGTTAATGGAAAACCAGCACTTATTCTCACCAACGGGGTTGATAATGTTAAATACTGGGATGGCACTACCTTTGGTAATCTCAGTCCTAATGCTCCGAAAGGAAAATTTGTAACCACAGATACTATCAGGGTATGGATCGCTGAAGGGGATGTCCTCCATTATTCTGCTTATTTGGATGCACAGGATTGGACGACCCCGGAAAACAGCGGTAGTGTTCAATATTATACACCACGTGGCGGTGAGATAACGGCTTTAACCCGGTATGCAGAAAGGGTTGTAATCTTCAAGAAGGATTCAATGGCTGAGATCCACGGTACGAATTACTATGAGTTCAGGCTTATGGACATCCCTGGGGACATCGGGTGTGTTAATCACAAAACGTTGAAGGAAGTCCAGGGTTACCTTCTGTGGTTGGGCCCGGGATTGGATGTTTACATTCATACTGGGGGAATACCCAAACCGGTAGGTCAAGCTATCAGGAGACATTTGGACAAGGTGAATTTGAATCACCTTGATAAGTGCTTCGCGGGAACAGACGGGCTCCGATACTATCTTGGCCTTGTCACTGGTAACAATACTGAACCCAACCTTCTGCTGTGCTTTGATCCCAAGTCGGGTATATGGCGTGTGTTCAGCAAAGATCAAAATTACCGGATGTCTTACTTGTTCAACAATGACTGGTTCATGTCTGATAGCTCTGGGATGACGTATCGTATCACAGGATATACCGACGATGGACAGCAAATTGTATCGGAGTATATCACCAAGGCTTTTGATGAAGGTGTGCCACATGCGGAGAAAGAGTACTATGAGGCCCATCTTCAGGGGTATATACCACAGGGTTCAACTGTGGAAGTATATATCTCCTATCAAGAACGCGGTAATAACTTTGAACTCTTGGATACGATTCAGGGCTCAGATGATAGCCAGTCATCCAACATACTGATTCCTATGGATCAGGTTCCACTGTGCAAGTGGGTGAGATTTAAGTTGGTGGCTAAGGGAGAGGTCACCTTATACCAGATGCAAGTATCCTTTGACGTTCATCCTGTGCAACTTTAAGGAGAGGGGAGGTGATTAGTTATGTCTGTTCCCAACTTCAGATTCTTGGAAGGTCTTACTTCTCTTGAAGAAGTACAAGGAGCTCTTTCTCAATTAAGAAGGATTTTGGATTTCTACTTCCAAGGAAGAATCAGCTCTGTCAATATTCTGGTTGGCGGGATTAAATCTAAGAACCTAGATATAGAGGATCTTATCACAGCTATTAGAGGCGAGTTTGATACTCTCATCAGTAACGTTACCATTACTTATTCACTGGCGGCGGAGAAGGGTTATATTGCTGAATTAACGGTTGACCAGTTGGAGACCTCGGACAAGGTGCAAAAGTACCTTATGGGTGATACCTCTGACGTAAACTACATCAAGGTTTACGATCAGTACATTCAATTTATTACTGCTACTACTGACGGGACTGAAGTAGAACAAGCCACAGACCGATTCGGCAACCTTCTTTACTGGAAAGATGACACCTATACAGGTGTGACATTGGAAGTTACTCCTTACCCTGTGATGATTTATAAGTATAATGAACTCGTTAAAATGGAATTCAGTTTCCAGCCAGATGAATCCGGTACTATGAACCCCCGGATTGTCTTAGGTTCTGGTGCAGGATATGGAGACCCTAATAAGGGTAGGGGTTTTATATATAAGGATGTTGATGGGATCCTTATTGAGTACGTCAAGCAGAATGGAGAGAAAGTTTCTCTTCGTCTTGGAGAGAATGGCTTGATAATGACTCCATACGGACTCCAACGGTTGGACATTTACACCGATGGGTTTTCTGCTAATTATTCTGGGTACTCTCTTGCTTACCGATGGACAAAGGATACTGAGGGTAAGATTACTTCGTTGATTGATATTAACACTGGTCAGACGATACCCGTTAACTGGTACAACAATCCAATATGAGGTTGGGTGAGTCATGAGTAATCTTGACTTCCAAAACGGGTTGATTGTTGGTTTGGCTACTGCTGGATTGGTGAGAAGTGGTCAGGCTTATGAACCTGAAGTTTATATGGATGAGGGGGATTTTACTGGTTTTTATATTAATTTTAGAAGAGCCGTCAGCGAATTTTCATACGGGATGTTGATTGAATCCATAAAACTTTATTATCAAAATGGGGTAATTAACATTGTCGGATTTACTCGCATTTCAAATNGGGTCATTCGGATANATTGCANATTACCGCAACAGGAGTATGTTGTAGTAGAGAATCGAAAGGATGGATATTTGACTTTTACCAATGGGAGTAAAGTTCCACCATTCTTTGTTGAATTTTTTGCAGGAACTCCTGAATTAATGATAAAGCCTGCTTACGTATATGAGCCTACTAACCTTGATACGGATACCTTCCATCCATCAGTAAGTGATGTATCGTCTATAAGCCTTAATTCTTATCTTTATCTTGACCAGACTAAGGATTCTGTGGTTATGGATGGCCACAGTTTCATAGTGAATGACTTTTTGACAATTCAATTTAATCCGTGGACAGGGTGATGAATTATGAGAGAGTTTAGTAAACTCCGTTTTGAAGACTTGAATGCCGAGGGAAGGGTAACAATTAGGTATATTGACCTCATTACTAGCAGGGTGAAAGAAGAAATTAAGGGTAAGAATTATGTATTTAAGGATCACCTATTTACTCCAAACTGGTTTAGTCTGATGAGTACGGGATATCCCTTGGTAATCACTGATTCCCGTGTTGATGTAGACCCTAACTTCCCCTTTTTAAAGGGTAAATTTATTGGATACGGGATTCCGGGACAAA